GCCTTTTCCTGCGCCGATTTTAAGGACCTTAGCTTTGCTTCGGTTGTATCAACCGATTTTTGCAACAGGTCATGTTTTTGAGTCAGCAGGGTNACATTTTTAGGGGCTTTTTTGAGTGACGCATCAACCTGTAACAACTCTTTGTCAAGCTGTGAGAGTGCGTCATCACTTTTTTGAGCATCTTTGGTAAGCTCGTCAAAACCTTGGGGGGTAACTTCGACGTCACCAACCTTTTCGGCCGCTTTTTCCACGCCCTTGAAGCTTTGGGCGCTTTTTTGTGCCGCCTTTGGGATTTCCTCGCCAATTACCTTAGCGGTTTTGCCGATAGCTTCGGCGCTTTTTTTTGCTGGACTTTTCCAGTTCCTTGTTGGATTGCGCGCCCGATGATTTGATTTTGCTTTGTATATCTTTTAAGTCCGCCTCAACGTATTTACCATCAATGCGAACATAGTAACGCACCTTACTACTGGTTGTCTTAGCCAAGCTCTCACCCCTTACTCATGCGCTTTAAATTGTCAAACAGTACGCCAAGCTGTTCGTGGTAATTGTTTTCTAAGCGGTCGCAGGGCAACGCCCAATACTGTTTCAGCTCCATCAGATTTTGGATTTCTTTCGCATTGTACTTCGTCCGCCTTGGTATCTCACGGCCGCGTATATTCATGACCTCGCGGATTTTAGTGTCCTGCGGCAAGCCTTGAAACAGAGTAATAAAGCGATACCAGTCAAGACGTTCACGTTCCTTGATGAGGTCAATCCCATATGCGCGTTTGAAACTGCCAAAAATCAGGTCAAAATCAAACCGGAAATCGACCAGCCGTTGTTGTGGTTTGGAAGATTTCCGGTTATGTTGCAGTTCGATATGCTTTTTAAAAATAGTTTGATACAGTTCCAAAAGATGTTGCGGCTTTAACTGTAAAACGCGCCAGTGCCAATTGGTAAATAAGCGCAACCGACAGTTCGATTTTGTCATAATCCTCTAAGTCATTGCGATGCAGAATATCAAAGGCATCCAGCACGCGGTTGTAATACAGATACAGTTTGTACGTCTTGCCTTGGAATTGGATAACGCCTGTTGGTTTTAACCGTCTCATGCGTTTCTTGCCGCAAACAACGCGTTTTTTTACCTTGTATTTGGATTTGACATTGTTCTTCTGCCGCTGTACATACGCTTGCACGGCAGGTTGAACAACATCAAAAATAAAGGGCATTGTCTGTTCCAGCATTTCAAGATATTCGTTCTCAAAAAATTCAAGCATGACGGCTGTGTTCTCCTCGCCGAATACCAAATTGTAAGCCGCTATGGTGGCGTTACCCAATTCTTCAACGGCCTGGTCAAAGTTATCACTGCATGGCTTCATCTGCCGCACGTTTTCTTGTGCCTTAGATATGGCCAGCATGTTTGTGCGGTAACTGCGCGCAATGCGGGTCACATCCAGATTTACGGTTAAAACAGCTTTCACTTCACCGCTTTTGCTGACTAGCTCAATCTCGTCAATGAGCCGGTCTGCACGACTGATTTGATAGGCCATAATTTACACGCTCCTTGTTATTCGGATAAGGTTTCAAATACCGGTTTACCATTGCCATGAATGGTAACCGATGCCGCATTAGGCTGGTTTGCATCTCCCATGCTGTCGGTGATGTTTGCCAGGGTAACGCCCCAAATGATGCATTCTTTACCACGGCGCACACGCAAAGATGTTTTGCGCGCTTGTCCCCATGCGTACTGACGGTCTTTGTCGAAAATGTAATCATACGCAGGGTCACCATGCTTACAGTCGCCGGTCAGTGTAATGGTGTATTGGCCGCCGGTTACTTCGGTTGAGCCCCATCCGCCGTCTGCGTAATAGGTCGCCTGATAAAGTACCTCGTTAAGCGCCTGTGAAAAGTTTTTGGCAAACACGCCAAGGTCTGCCCAAACAGGCTCTGCCGCTCCGGCCGCCGCTGTGTTGATTTCTAATATAATGTCATAGTTAATCTCTGGCGTAATTGTGTTTTTTAAATCTGCCATCTTCTACTCCTTTTAAAATTGTGCTGTGATGTCAATGACACAGCTGTAAATGAATTGGCCGCTTGACAACCTCGTCACAAATTGCGGGTCATTTGCATCGGATTTCACCCAGCCAAAGCCATCTCCTTTGATGGGGTAGGTCAACTTGCTTTGCAGATGGTTTCCGATTTTGCAAAGGGTATCATAAGCAACCGATTGACTTTCGTGTTTGCATAAAAACAGCAGGGTAATGTCATGCAGTCGGTTACGAGAGTAATACACGCTGACGTCATATCCTGCTGTAATTTCCATGGTGATACTATCGTCTGGCCGAAGTGCACCAGTAGTGACAGTATCGAATAAGTTTAAAGCGTTGACAGTATCTTTTATGCATTGAAGCAGTTCGGTTTGTGGTTCAATAAGGCATCACTCCTTTATTTCAGTGCGGCCAGCGAACCAGCTAGTCCAGCTTTGATTTGTGAGCGAAGCTCTGGATAATCCAGCAATTTTTGCAGTAAAGCTTCCCAGTCTTGTCCAAAGCGCGCATATGCTTTTTCACACCACATTTTGCTTGCATTTGGATTTATGTCGTGGCTTGCACTATCTAAATAATATTGAGCTACCGCGTAAGCCGTTTGCCAAATCAAATCTCCGTTTTCGGTGTCGCTTTGACTTAAGCTGGACGCGATAAGTCCGCTTTGGTCTTGCTTACAAAAATAGTTGCAGTCAAGCAAAATCTGCAAAGACACGATGCCTAAACACTCGTCTATATCCGCCTGCACCATGGCCTGTACCGCCGCAGTGTCAGTATCAATTTTAAAATCCATTAAGCAAGCCCCACTTCGTAATGATGTAGATGGTGGGCATCGTACAGTTCTTCAACTGTTTCCACTCGATATTTTCGCCCGTCAAAAACAAGTGATTGTCCCTCGACAAATTTAATATCGTGCGGGACAGAATTGCGGCAACAGTAAAACAACGTCGCCGCAAGCTGAATCTGCCGGTTTTCTTTGTCTGTAGCAAATCGCCCTGACGGCTCTACGCGGATGCGGCTGACAGTCTGCTCTTTATAGGTCGGATTTTGCCAGCCGTCTTCACCCGTCTGTGTTTTGAGCACTGCCGAATGTATCAGCCAATGCTTAGGTAATGGTTTCATCTCCGCTTCACCGCCGCATACAATAAGCCCGTTGGGGCAAGGTACATAGCGGCAAGAGGGGAGTAGCTTACACCGCCCGCCGCCTCCGTACTGCCTGCTGAATAGCTGAATTTGCCCAATGTCATACTGCCGGTATCACTGGATGCCAGCGATGACAAACCGCCGTGTTCATCAATCCACTGCACCTGTGCGCACACTGCGCGCTTGACCTGCGTCCGTGAAAAGTCGTTCAGCCCATCAAGACTGCCACGAATTTTCCAGCCGCAGAGCGCGCTGATTTGGTCGGATGCAATACCGGACAGCGCCCCGAATTCATCCGGCGCATTAACGCCGGTGAGCTCAAAGTACTCATCTGCTGTGATGTAACTCATTATGCGCTGGCCTTGGATTTGATTTGTACGGCGATAGGCTTTGTGATTTTGTGCGCGTAAATCTTTCTGCCTTGCACCGCAGACGCGCCGATGAATTTACCGGACTGCGCCAAACTCTGCAATTGTACCGCCACCTGCCATTCGGAAACGCGCGTGCACCAATCAGGGTGTCCGGCGATGATTTCAGTGGTCGGGGACAGGTTGTTGCATTCGTAAACGTTAAAACCGGCAATGCGCCCCTGCGCACCGGTGACTTTTACCGTATCGCCAAGGTTGGATGCACTGATAAATTCCGGTGATTTGAGCACCAATGCGAATACGGCGGGGGAGACGATTGCAAAACGGCGTTCGCCAGGGATATTCGCCTCAGACATCGCTGTGCGCAAATCTACGAACGTCTCATAGATATTGTTTTTGGTGACCGCCGTAGTGTTGCCAAACGCAGTGCCCTCGCTCTCCAAAGTGGCGATACCGTCCTTATCCAACTGCAATGCCAGCGAATAACCGGCACTGTCCAAACGGTCAGCCACCAGATTATCCGGTACGGTTGCGGCGTCGAATCCGTCAATCAGTTCATTTACTGCATAATCCTTGTCGATAGGCAAAGTCAAATACGCGGTCGAACCGTGCGTAAGCTCAACGCCGGTCATTTTGTCGTATTCAGCTACGGTTACTTCAGTATCACGCACTGGGATTTTAACCGCGCCTGCTTTGGGGTTGCCCTCGTAGCGATTGTTAAAAATAACGCCGTCTTTGGTGACGAGCGTTGCTCTCATTTTGAGGTCAACGAGAGCGGAATAGCGTTCCTGTTGAGTATGTGCCATTTAAATTCTCCTTACTTTACTTTTTCAAATCGGGGTTACGGTCGAAAAAAGCAGCTTCCACGCCAGACATTTTCTGACGGCCACCCTGCCGCATACCCCAAGCTCTTTGTTCAGTTGTGTCTTCGTCTTTTGTTGATTTAAACTCTGGATATTCCTTTACGAAATCCTCTAAGATGTCCTTTACGGATTCCTCATCTACATCATCGTCTTTGATGCAGTCAGTAAAATCAGCTAGTTTAAGCGCGGCCTTTGCGCCCTTTGCTGTCAAGCCTAAGTCGGCCGCAAGATTTTTAACTGTACCGGACAACAGGCGTTCATTCGCCTTTTGCAGAGCGGCGGCCGCTTTTTGTGCGGTGTCGTCCTGTTCGTCCGCATCGGCGTTTTGTGTGGCTGGTGCAGGTTGATTTTTTGACGCTTCGCGCTTGCCTTTTCGTGCGCCGCGCGCAAATGCCTTGTTGATGAGGTCGTCAATTTGTTTTTGTGTCAAGCTAATTGGCTTGTCGTTTTCTTCCGGCTCATTGTTATTCGGATTGCCGTTATCCTCTCCGCTCGACTGAGTGTTTGTCTGTTCGTCCTGTTCGGTCTGCTGGTTGTTTAATTCGTCAGCCATAATAACCTCCCGTTTTAAGCCCGTCGGCTGTTATTTCGTGCATAGTTTAGAGCCATGAACACGTTTTGGGCATAAAAAATAAGCCTGTTTTACGTCTGTGCTTTAAGACGCGCTTAACCCTGCGCAGGGAGATAGGTGGGTCACCTCCTAAAAATAAGCATAACAAAACCGCCTGCAACGTGTGCGGCGGCTTAACCGAACAAATGGTCTAAATTTACTTCCGATTTAACATATACCGCACCAACATCATAGTCGTCATATACAGCTATCGTTTTTCCGTTTTCCACGAATTTTAGAACAGTTGAGCCGTCAACATCGATAAGCAGTTTATCCTTTGTGGCGCTTTTGTGTGATTTTTCTATTTTTTGGATAGTTTCTTTAAATTTTTTTGGGCTGTTATCCGGAAAGATGGTGTAATCATACAAGAAATTATACATATTCATACCTCACAATCCAAATTCTTTATTCACATTGGGGTTTGTTTTAGAAGCAGTTTTGAGTATGTCTCGCAAAGCTTCATCGTAAGTTAGATTCTTCCGTCTCATTTTATCTTCAAGCAATTTGTCAAAATTTGGCGCAGGGTAGAGAGCCTCGAGTTCTGCTGCTTTTTCTACGTCAGACATAGCTACTCGTGCTTCGTGCTTGTATTTGTTTCTAAGGCCGAAAGCTTGTTTAACCTGTTCTTCAAACGGTTTTGTCTTATCAACCTGGTTTGGAATATCTGTGACGTTTGCATAGTACCACTCCCTGACATGCTGACTATCCGTGTCCTTAATGTCTTGACCTATGTATTTCGATAGTGAAGCCTTATCCACTTTTATTATACCACTGTCTGAGCGTTTTGCAACCCTCTTTTGAGCGGCAGTCGCTTTTGCGGACAAACTGCGGTCAAAACCAACGACTTGTTCGCGGTCAGAATGTTTCGTTCGGCCAGTGCCTTGAATAAAGTCGTTTAGCTTATCGCGCTTGTTTTTGAGCTTTACGGCAGATTTTTCAAACTGCTCTTTGTCGCCCAGCTCGTCAAACATCATACATTCGCGTTTTGCACTGCGTATGTCACGCTCGAATGCACGTTGCTTTTGACTTTGCTTGTACAGTTGGTCATTTTCGGCCATGTCCTCAGTAGGGGAAGTAGCGTTGAAGTGATACATCCAGGCACAAACGGATAAGCAAAAGTGGCCGCAGTTGATGCCTAAAATCCCGTCCGGCTCTCCGTAGCTTGATGAACTCCACGGATAATATCGGACTTTTTTTGCCGTATAAGTCTGACACATAACCTGATTTGGTTACCTTTTAATCAAAATATTTTTGCCTTGGTCTTTTTGCACACTTTGGACGCGCGCCGGAATGCGAAGAAATCTGCACCAGATTTAAACCGTAATCGTCCATACGGGCAAACTGCGCTTCGTGGGCGACGTTTGTGACCGTGGTACGGATGTCCATATTTACATAGGCTTCAGGGCTCCATTCGCGTCCACGCTTGTCAACAAAGCCTGGTATGCCGCGTTCATTAAATTCTTTGATGGTTTTACGCATGGCCGCTTGACGAGCCTGTGCACCTGTTACAACCGCTCCCGTGTTTTTATTTAGGATGTCCAAAAAACTCCTGCTTATTGGCTAACTCAGCCGTATCCCGGACAATCTTTTGCCACGCTTTTTTTACCTTGTACTGCATGACTGTATTTACCATGTTGAGACTGTCGCGAGCCTGCTTCCAGTAAGCGGTCACCGCCTGCCGAATTGCATGATTAGGCGTGATCCGAGTGTTTTTGATAAAGCCCTCCTTTGCCAACTGCTTAAAGCCAGGCTCTAAGGTGTCAATGGCATCCTGTGCGGCGTTGGTAAGGGCGATTTCCAGCAGTTCGGGAGCGATACCGGCACGTTGTGCAATGATACGCACATTGTCCTTTTGAAGTGCCCCCATCTTTGCCAGCATCTGCAATTCCCATTTTGCTGTATCGGTAATATCGCCATTTTCGGCGAGTCGTCGCGCGATATTTACCATCAAATCATCTTCGATGTCAGCAAACATATTGGCAAGCGGCTGGGCAAGTTTCCATGCGCCATATAGATTAAACACACTCACTTG